CCGCACGCAACGCAACCAAGTCTTGCTGGGCGAGGTTCAAGACGATATTGCCGGCACCATCCTGAATCACGGCCTCAGTCAGCACTTTGTAGGTCACGTCCTGGCGCATCGCATACACCAGCTTGGACCAGTCGCCGGAGAACATCAGCCCCTCAGTCGCGTCCATTGAACCGTTCGTGGGGAAGTCAATCGGCGCACCGTCCAACTCATACGATGTGGAACCCTGCATGGAACTCTTGAAAATCGGGTTGCCGTCGGTGTCCCGACAATTCCTGAGCTTGCCTCGCATGGACAGATGGGCCAAGTGGGCAGACGGGAGGTACCCGTCAGCCTCGATGCTCATCAGTATACCGTCCGTACCAGCACCAGTCTCGCCCATGAGTGCTTCGTAGAGGTCGGTGTAGGCGGCAATGGACAGAGTGGAACTTGCCGCCGTACAAAGCGCCTTCAGACCAGCCGCCCCGATGTTTGTCGTCCAGGTGGCCGGAATGTTCGTTCCCCACAAAGCAGCGTTGTCGATTGCTATGCCCATCGCTTCGACGATCGCAGGCCGAATCTCGCCCCAAATGTCGTAGTCCTGGTCATCCAACACGCTCTCTGCGATTGGCACGATACACGCGACTTCCTCGGCATCGATGTACTTGTTCTCCCACTCTAGCGACGTGGTTTGCTTGAGTGAGTTGTCGCCAGTCACAAAATACGCCGTTGCCAGGGCTGACGCCACCGGCATCCGGCGTTGCTTGCGACTCAAATTGGGAAGTTGCCGCGCCATCCGCATCACTGCACTGGCCTGCGGCACTTCCTTGATGATCTCACGGCTCACCTCTTCAGGAATGAGAGCCGCTACGTTGCTTCTCGAAATCGAGTCACTGTATCCCATCTAATCACCTCCGTGGCTATACTTCTCGACCAGCGGCGGCGCGGATGTACGCGTTCATGTCCTGTGTACCTGACTCTGCCGCCCCTGGAGAACCAGTCCCTTTGCCAGCATCGCCAGCAGGGACCGTCGCTTTGACAAACAACTCGGGATGCCTAGCTTTCAGCTTATCCCACTCCACGTTCCCACGCTTATCGAACATATCGGAATCCTTCGCGGCGATCCACGCCAGCCTCAGATTCGACACGCCTTCGGTGTGGGCCTCATCGTAAAACGCGGCTTGTTTCTCCAATCCCTGGAGCTTGTCAGCCTGCTCAAGTAGGTTTTTCTCCAACTCTGAGCCTTTCTCGGCGGCTTTCGCTGCATCTCGCAACTCAACCTCTAAGTCCTTGCGCTGCTGCCTCTCGCTAGTCAGCGCGGCTTTCAGTCCTGCCGTATCATCTTCGTACAACTTCCGCACTTCGGGCGTTTGGGCTTTCAGGAATTCCCCGAAGTTGGCCGGCACTGTGGGCGTCTGATCTCCCGCACCCGCACCGTCACCGCTTGCATCATTACCATCGGATGCTCCCGCACCCGAATCGCCACCGCTCCCACCTGAACCGCCACTATCCTGATCGAAGTACAAGCCTCTCGCTCTGTCGGTTAGCATCCCGCTAATCCTCCTGGGCATCCCGCCCTTGTCGTTTCATCTCTCACTGACACCAGTATATCACGGATCGCACAAAAAGGCAACCTCAGTTTCTCTTCATCCTTCACCTGCCTTCCAGGACCTCTCGCCCCGTCAAATTCATCGGAATACTAAAACATTCGATTTTGCACTATGCCCCATCCACAAACAATCACCTTCACCGGTATCTATAGACTTCAACTCAATAGGATCACCCTCAATCACAAGCCCGGTGATACCGGGGCCAGTCTGCATAATACGCAAGCTATCCAATCCAAGACCCGGCCAAAATCCCTGAATTACACTCTTTAGTAATTTAATCTTGATCCAGAGTGGATTCTGGTCATATCGCAACCATACTCCCCAATCTATCGCTTTGTTGCCCATCATGTCAGCTCCTATCATTCGCCGGGACTGCCGGCGTGAACTCACTTCTGCAAATCCTTCAGCGGCCGTGGCGTGATGCTCTCGCCCCATATCTTGTGCTGAGTCTTCTGCACAAACTCCTTCATCGGCGTGCCGCTCTTCCACGCGTCGTGATACCCAGGCCCCATGATCTTCCGCGCATCCTCGTCACTCATATTCGACAGCCACTCTTCGCCTGTCTCGAACGGCAAATCAGGCAGGCCGGAAATTTGGGGAACGCTGGAACAGCGGCCAGAAATGTGGTCCGGGATAGGGACACTCACCGGATACAGCGTGCCTTCGTCGGCCAAGCACGCAATACAAGTCCGGTCAGTGTGATCGCAAATGCGCTTGTGTCCAGTCACAACACCTGACTCCTCGTACTGTTGTTGGTTCGCCAGCCGGTACACGCGTAATTGCTCGGTCCGCGCAATCGTTAGACCTTTGTCGAGGCCCCCGGCTAAATCGTCCTTCATGGCGAGGGCCGTCACCCTCGGGTTTATGCCCAGGGCTGTGTTCTTAACCAGGGTATCGGTCATGCTCTGCCATGCCGACAGTGCTTTCGCATCGCTGTAGTCAGGATGGATGCGATTCTTTAGCAGGTCTCCCAGGGGCTTGCCATCACCGGCTATTCCGGCCATGTTCTCGACGGCTGAGAGAGGGAGCCGGTCAAACGTTCCAAGCACACCGGCCTCGGCATACACGTTACCGATCGCTATGCCGGCGTGGTTCACACCCAACTTGGCCAACTGCGCCTGCTGTTCGGTAATCTCCGGCGTCGCCCACTGAGCATACTCGGCGAACTGCGCCTCGGTCTGCACCTTCAGCGATCGGTAGCGATGATTCCGGTACAGCATCGCCTCGGAGACCTCTTTACCTTCGTTCCGCAGATCGTTCATCTCACGGGACAGCACGCTTATCTGCGCATCCAACTTAGCCTCAACCGTAGACCACCGTTGCGCCATAGACTGCATGGCTAGTGCGTCTTTCGCTGCAAGCTGTGCCTTGAACTGCCGCGCGCTCTGAACAACAAGCGGGTCGGGCATTACGCAACCGCCTTACTCTCTGTCAGATCGACGAAGAACGTCCCTGTATCGATCTCGTTCGACACGCCCGTTCCCAGCACCTCTTTCACGGAATACGTACCCTCAACCGGCACCACAAAATCCGCTGTCGCATCATCCGCCACCGTGATCCCGATCGTCCCGGAAGCCTGAGTGACCACCAGCGCACCTTCGGCCGCGGCAGTGGGGGCCGAACCGTCAAGGTACAGCAACCCATCATCATCGTCGGCCGGATTCGTCTCGACCAACTGCAAGATCGCATCAGTCGCCGCGTCGCCCTTGCGTACCAGGGCCGTAAGGTAAATCTTTGACCATGCGGCAGAGATTGTCAGGCCGCTCAGCGTCTCGCTAAACGTGGTCGATGCTGTCAGTCGCAGTTCACTCATTTTCCTCGCCCTCCTCTACTCCGGTAAACCAGCACCTCAATCCCCGCCCACGTCACCCCGAACACCACCAGCGACAGCACATCCGTCACGCTCATTTCTCAATCACCACCGGGACGCTCGGGCTGATCGCCTTCGCGGTTGTTGCCAACGCTTTGGCATCCGCCCGAACTGTCTGATACTCCCCATACTCGACTGCATACTCTACCTTGTCTTCCAAGTAGTTGTTGATTGTCGCAATCTCGTCCTCGATGCTGTACCGTGCCGCAATCCCTGCGGAAATCAGCTTCTCCCGAGTCACCTCGCCTCCGACCCGTGCTTCGTCGTATTCGTACTGCGTGTGCTTCTTGCCCGTCTCCGAGTCCGTGACTTCCGATTCCACGATGTTGAACGGGAAGACCGTCTTGCCGTGACTTGTATATGATGCTGCTGGACGAATGTTGCTTATAGCCATTTTAGCCCCCTCAATGGATTCCTAAACCCATTAGCTTTTGATACAGTAACCATAATCCATCTAACATTTCTGTCGATATGCTTTTTTGCCAAATTCAAACAATTTCCATGTTTCAACCATCCCCAATAGCTCATCAACCCATTAACACTCTGGTTCGAGGTCATATTATAGTGTGTCTGTTTGATACATATAATTTTGGCCTTAAACCGTTGAG